CATGATGGCAGTAACTCTTATATTGATGATACTGGTGATGGTCAATTTTATATAAGAGGATCTGCGGCAATTCATTTAGAAACTACTGGTGGCGGCGAAAAATATGCCAGATTTGTTACTAATGGAGCAGCAGAACTCTACTACGACAACTCCAGGAAATTTGAGACCACTGACACTGGTGTTTCTGTCTCTGGCGGTTTAAATGTCTCTGGTGTTTCTACCTTTATTGGACAGACTGAGCATCAGAGTGGTCTGATATTTGGTGTTCCGGATAATCACGGAAGACTTAGAATGCAAGATTTTGGTGCAGGTGGAACTCGTTATGGATTTACTCCACAGTATCAATATAATCTCGCACTAATTAATGAGCAAGGTTCTACAAATCAAGCACTAATTCTTGGAGACACTACGCCAGGACTTGATAATGATGTATTTGGAATTTCTGCGACTATTACTGGAGCAAATCCAATAACAGGTTCAGAATCTGGATGGGAACGATTGCTTGCTCTCAAAGGAACTGGTGATCTCACAATTGCGGGAGATTTAAGTATTGGTGGTAGTGGTGGTATTGGAATTGGTAGTGACGGAACAATAACTGGTGATATTAATGTATCTGGTATTTCTACATTCCAAAATGATGTTATTGCATCCTCAACATTAACCGTTGGTGATACTACTAGCATTACAGGTGGAGCTCCAATTGATCAAGGTGTTCTTGGAGTTTATGGAAACGGCCGAAATATGCTGGTTCTACAAACAAATTTAAACACTGCAGATCGTGGTCTTGCATTTAGAAATAGTGGTGATTCTTATACATCATATATTGCTATGACAGATGTCGGTTCCAATAATGCCGATATGATTTTTGGTGTTGGAGATATAAACGTCGATATAACTCAAATTCCAGAAAGACTTCGTATAACTACGGGTGGTAATGTCGGCATAGGATCTGATAATCCACAAAATAAATTAGACGTTGCTGGGGTTATAAAAGCCACAAGATTCCAGTCTACCCAAACAACGGGAACTGCACCATTTACAGTAACATCTACGACTTTAGTATCGAATCTAAATGCTGATCTACTTGACGGACAAGAAGGTTCTTACTATCTGAATACTTCTACTACTTTTGGTGGTGATGTTAGCGGAACCTATAATAACATTCAAATTCTCAATGATTCCCACTCCCACTCTTTCGACAATCTTCTCAATAAAACTTCTGGAACTGGAGATTACTCAACTACTGGTGATTTTATTTCCGGTCTTGGATCTGGTGGAGTTGCACTTACCATTAATGATGGTTACGGTAATGCAAACGTAACTTTTAACCATCAAAACGGCACACCAGAACAAGATGGTAAGGCTGCAAGAATCTCAGTTAATACCGATGCAACTACTGGAACTGCAAATATGAAATTCCAGTTAGGTGATGCTTCGAATGGAGTTGCTGCTGGACTCAATGTTATCATGACGTTGGACGCTGGTGGATCCAGTTGGTCCAGTAATGCAGGGTTAAGTTTCGCCAATATACCAGCATTTAATGGAGGAACTTCTGGTTCTACGGCACCATTCACTGTAGATAGCACTTTCTTAGTTTCGAATCTAAATGCCGATCTACTTGACGGTCAGCAAGGAACTTATTACTTAGATTACTCCAACTTTAGTAATACTCCAACTATTGGTAATGGAACATTGACCGTTGGAGTAGCTGGAACTGGATTGAGTGGTTCTGGTACATTTACAGCTAACCAAACTGGAAATAGTTCAATTACTATCACTAGTAATGCAACCCCAGTTAATGTTACAGATGCTATTGTTGCTAGAGATGGTTCTGGTAACTTTAGTGCTGGTACGATTACTGCAACGTTTAGTGGAAACTTAACTGGTAATGTAACTGGAACAGCAACAACTGCAACTGAAACTGAAGGTTTATTGATTCGTGGAACATATCTAACTGGAGATAGTTTCAATGGATCTGCAGATGCAACTTGGGCTGTTGATGCAACTTCAGCAAACACTGCATCTAAAGTAGTAGCTAGAGATGGTTCTGGTAACTTTAGTGCTAATACAATTACTGCAACATTAACTGGTACTGCAACGCAGGTTTCTAATTTATTAACGAGAGGAACTTATTTAACAGGTAATAACTTTAATGGTTCTGCAGCAACCACCTGGGCAGTTGATGCAACTTCAGCAAACACTGCATCTAAAGTAGTAGCTAGAGATGGTTCTGGTAACTTTGCTGCAGGAACAATTACCGCAACATTAAGTGGTACAGCGACTCGGGTTTCAAATACTCTTACGAGAGGAACATACCTCACAGGTGGCAATTACAATGGTTCTACAGCACGCACCTGGGCTGTTGATGCAACTTCAGCAAACACTGCATCCAAGGTTGTTGCTAGAGATGGTTCTGGTAACTTTAGTGCTGGTACAATTACGGCTTCATTGAGTGGTACTGCAAGTGTTGCTGCTTCAGTTGCACTGGTTGATGAAAGTGATGATACCACAAATAATGTTGTATTTGCAAATGGGGCTACAGGAAATCAAGCCCTTAAGACAGGAACAAATCTAACGTTCAATGCATTAAATGGTACGCTTTCTGCAACAATCTTTAGTGGTTCTGGTGCATCGCTTACCAGTATTCCAAATGGTGCTCTAACTAATTCTACTATTTCTGGTATAGCACTTGGCAGTAACCTAGCAACACTCACCAGAGGCACATACCTCACAGGTAACAATTACAATGGTTCTACAGCAACCACCTGGGCTGTTGATGCAACTTCAGCAAACACTGCATCCAAGGTTGTTGCTAGAGATGGTTCTGGTAACTTTAGTGCTGGTACGATTACTGCAACATTAAGTGGAACAGCGACTCAGGTATCAAACACACTAACCAGAGGAACTTACCTAACAGGTAATAACTTTAATGGTTCTGCAGCGACTACTTGGGCGGTTGATGCAACTTCAGCAAACACTGCATCCAAGGTTGTTGCTAGAGATAGTTCTGGTAACTTTAGTGCTGGTACGATTACACTTTCTGGCGAACTTCGTGGTGGATCAACCTTAGTAATTGATCCAGCAACAGTTGGAAACAATACAGGTCTTGTTCAAATTAAAGGCAATTTACAAGTTGACGGCACGACCACAACAGTAAATTCAACAACTCTGGAAGTGGCGGATCTTAACATTACAGTTGCTAAAAATGCATCAACTGCAGCTGCTGCTAACGGTGCTGGACTGACAGTTAATGGTGCATCTGCAACATGGAACTATAACAATACACTTGATTCATGGCAATCCAATAAAAATCTATATGTCAACACTAATAAGGTACTTACCCAGGCTGATGAGGGAAGCGGTAACGGAATTGATGCTGATACTGTTGACGGAATTCAGGGAACAAGTTTCTTAAGATCTGATGCTGCAGACGAGTTCTCAGGTGCATTAACTGGTTCTGGAACGATTAGTGTTACTGGTACTAAGATTGAATGCGGTAGAACTTCTGGTTCTGTTGCAATGACAACTAATGATGGTTATGGTAATGCAAACCTTACCTTCAACCATGCTTCCGGTGTTCCCGATACCACGGGCAGTTCCTATAGAATTGAAACTGATGTCGATGGTGCTACTGCGAACATGTACTTCGAATTATCATCAAGTACTACAAGTGGTGTTGCAGTAAGTCTAAACAATGGAATGACCTTGAATACAACCGGATTAACGGTTAGTGGTACAGTTACTGCAAACTCCGACATACGACTCAAGACAAATATTTTAGACTATGAAAACTGTTTAGATAAGGTACTGAATCTCAGACCAGTAACCTTTAACAGAACAGACTTGGAAGACACCGAAAAGGTACACTTAGGTCTTATCGCTCAGGAAGTTGAGGAAGTAATTCCAGAAGTTGTTGGAGAAAATTCAGCAAACGGATACAAGTCAGTCGCTTATGGAAATATCGTTCCCGCACTTATCGGTGCAATACAGGAACAACAGAAGATGATCGAAGAACTTCGTGAAGAGATTAAAAATTTAAAGAATCAATAAATTCAAGGTTCTGATTTATAAATACCTCTAGGAAACTAGGGGTATTTTTTTATGGCGCAGCCATCTAGTAGAGCGGAGTTGAAAGAATACTGCCTCAAACAATTAGGTAAGCCAGTTTTAGAAATAAATGTAGATGATGATCAGATTGATAATTTGATTGATGATGCTATACAATATTTTCATGAATTTCATTATGATGGAATAGATCGCGTATTTTTAAAACATAAGTTAACTCCATCAAACAAGGATACTATTAGTCAGTTAGGTGTGTCCACTTCAACATCTGCGACAGTTGTTGGTGCAGGATTGACTTCTATAGATTATGTTGAGGGTGTAAACTACTTACCTTTACCAGATTCCATTATTGGTGTCAATAATGTTTTAAAGATAAATTCAAGTACGGTATCTGATGGTTTGTTTAATATCAAATATCAATTATTTTTGAACGATGTTTATTACTATGGTGCATTGGATCTGTTGAACTATTCAATGGTTAAAAGATATCTTGAAGATTTGGACTTTTTATTGAATCCAAATGCACAGATTAGATTTAATAAAAAGAATCATAAGTTATATCTTGACATAGATTGGTCTGAAGTTGGTAGTAACGAATATGTAATTATTGATTGTTATAGAATTTTAGATCCATCTGATGCACCAAAACTATATAACGATAACTGGTTGAAAAGATATCTGACTGCATTGATTAAAAAACAATGGGGTCAAAACATGATAAAATTCCAGGGAGTTTTGCTTCCAGGAGGAGTTCAACTCAATGGACGACAAATTTATGAAGATGGAGTTCAAGAGGTAGAAAAGTTAGAAGAAAAACTTAGAACAGACTACGAATTACCACCAATGGATCTTATAGGTTGATATGTCTCCCCTCAATTCTTATTTTTTACAAGGATCTCCTGGTGAGCAAAGACTCATTCAGGATTTAATAAACGAACAACTGAAAATGTATGGACAAGATGTTCTATACATTCCCAGAAAAATCATTGGTGAAAACACAGTAATAAAAGAAATTACTGCGTCAAAGTTTGATGATAGTTATAGAATTGAAGCATACTTAGTAAATTTTGAAGGATTTTCTGGAAGTGGTGAACTTCTTACCCAGTTTGGAGTTAGAAACACCGATGAAATAAACTTAGTTATTTCTAAGGAAAGATACGATGATTTTATCCTACCAATATTAAGTTTGTTTCCAGAAACTGAAAGAAAAAAGGCATCAAGACCGCAAGAAGGCGATTTAATTTGGTTTCCATTGGACCAGTCTCTATTTGAAATCAAATACGTTGAGGGTAAGAAACCATTTTATCAACTCAATAACTTATATGTTTATGACTTATTGTGTGAAAGATTCGAGTTTGAAGACGAAATTATCGATATTCCTCAGATCGATGGGGAATCCGTCAATGAGTCTATTAAAGAATTTGGAAATATATACAACATCCAGATGGTTGGTTCTGGAGCAACAACTGCTGTTGCTACAGTTGGATTGGCAAGCACAGATCCAACATCGCAATCTGTTCAGTATCTAGATCTAATCAATGATGGTTTTGGATATTCATTTGCACCTACTGTTACAATTTCAGCCGCTCCTTCTGGTGGAATTACAGCAACTGCAGTTGCAATAATGACTAGTAGAGGATCGAATCAAGGATTCTCTATTGATAGAATTAATATTACAAATACTGGTTTTGGTTACACTCAACCACCAGTTGTCACCATATCTGGTGGAGAAGGTCAAGGTGGAATAGCCACTGCAGTTCTTTCTACGGGAGTACTGGGAACCATTGGAATTTCTTCTGGTGGTGTTGGATACAGTACTGCTCCACAAGTATTCTTCAGTTCTGGAAATGCTTCTGCAGAAAGCATTCTCAATACTAATGGCGAAGTGGTTGCAGTACGTTATACAAATGCTGGAACAGGTTATACAGAGGCACCTACAATAACATTTACAGATCCAAATTCAACAACATTTGGTGATTATACTTATAATGAAGTTGTTACCGGAACTAGAACTGGTACAACTGGTTACGTTAAAGATTGGGATTTTGCAAATAGAATCTTAAAACTCTCCACTGTAGATGGAACATTTGCATTGGGAGAATCTATCGTTGGTGCAGCAGCAAGTTACAAAGTATTCTCTGTCAATACAAATGAATTCCTAGATGAATTTGCAAGTAATATAGACATAGAAACTGAAGCTGACAAGATATTAGACTTCAGTCAGTCCAATCCCTTTGGTGAATACTAAATAATTAATACTGTAAACTGGTTGTCATGTTATCTAATTACTTTTATCACGAAATATTGAGAAAGACAATCGTGTCTTTTGGTACTCTTTTTAATAATATTAAAATAAAACATAGGGATAATGCAGGACAAGATTTTAGTATCATAGAAGTTCCTCTTGCTTATGGACCAATACAAAAATTCTTAGCGAGAATAGAACAATCACCAAATCTTAGAAAGGAAGTTGCAATTACTCTTCCTAGAATGTCATTCGAAATGACTGGAATTTCATATGATCCATCAAGAAAGTCATCTACAATGCAGACTTTCAAGGCTGTAGATTCTAACAATAATAATGTTGTGAAGAATTTTATGCCTGTCCCATATAATGTTTCATTTAAATTGTCTATAATGTCAAAGTTAAATGAGGATGCATTACAAATAATAGAACAAATCTTACCATATTTTCAACCACACCTTAATGTTACCGTAGAACTTATTGATTCTATTGGAGAGAAAAGAGACATTCCAATAGTTTTAGAAGGTATTGGAATGGATGATCAGTATGAGGGGGATTTTACTACAAGAAGAGTTTTGATCTATACTTTAGATTTTACCGCAAAAACATATCTGTTTGGCCCAGTCTCTACTGCGAATGACGCTCTTATCAAGTCTGTTCAGGTAGATTACTATAGTTCAACAAACAGATCAGCATCTAGAGAATTGAGATATAAGGCAGAAGTTAGAGCACTTAAAGATTATAATAATGATGCAACAACAGTTTTGGCGGAAGATATATCCACAAAAGTCACAAAGTTCAATGTATCGGATGCAACTCCTTTGATTGTTGGATCATATATACAAATAGGTTCGGAGTCTATGTACATTCGTGAGATTGATGGAAACGAATTACTTGTAAATAGAGGTCAGGATAATACATCAACTGTTGCACATGAAAGTGGAACAACTGTAAATGTTATAGATAATGCTGATGATGCACTAATCGATCTTGGTGATGATTTTGGATTTAGTGAGTATCGATTTGATTTTGATGATGGCAAAGTTTACAGTCCAACAAAAGGAATTGACTTATGAGTTTTGAAGACATCGACAAGGCATTAGATATTGAGAGCACTCCAATAAAATCGGAGATGGTTCAATCAAAAAAACCGGCGATAAAAAATACTCAAACTCCTGAAGAACAAATTCAGAAGGATTACGAGTATTCTCGTGGTCAACTTTATTCAATTATTGAGAAGGGTCAAGAAGCCATCGACGGTATTCTTGAACTTGCACAGGAATCAGACTCACCAAGAGCATATGAAGTTGCAGGTCAACTAATTAAAAACGTTGCTGACACTGCAGATAAATTGATGGACCTTCAGAAGAAGGTAAAGGAAGTAAATAAAGAAGAAAAAGGTTCTACGCCAACAAGTGTCACTAACAATGCAGTATTCTTAGGATCTACTGCAGAACTTCAAAAATTCCTTAAAGGTTCCATGAAGGGAGATCTCCCTAAATAAAATATAAGATAATATTTAGAAATAATGTCTAAACTAAGCTTCAACGAGTGGCAATCACTTTCCGAAAAGAAAGGTGTGGATAATTGTTCTTGTTGTGGAAATGAAATTAAAAAGGATGGTTCATGTGGATGTGACTCATCATGTGAACACTGTGGTGGAAAACACGATGTCAAGGAATCTTCTTGCGGTTCCATGACGAAAAAGAAAAAAAAGAAATTATCTGAGATGATTTCTACATCTATGAGTGGCAGAAGGTACAGAGATGTTTCTGGTACTGATGACCAGAAACAATTAGAAAAAGAAAAGAAAGAGAAAGAAGGGGAAAAGAGACAGTCAGCTAAAAAAAGAAAAGATGAATTAGCTACAGAGAGAATGACTAAAGGAATCCGTTTCTATGATAAGAAAGGTTCTGGTTATATTAGAGATGGAAAGAAAGTTTATGATGAATCATATAATCTAGATGAGAAGTGTTGGAAAGGTTATACCCAAAAGGGAATGAAGAAAAAAGGTGATAAAATTGTTCCAAATTGTGTTCCTACAGAAGAATATTCTGATTGGAGAAGTGAGTTAGAAGAAGTCTATATGTTCTCTTCACCAAAAAAGAACAAAGAGACTCCTAAGAAAAAAGAAACTTGGTATGAAAGAGATGAACGTAAAGCAAAAGAAAAGAAACTTAGAAAAGAATCCACTGAAGTCCAAGAGGGGAACAAGAGTGGTGATTCTTCTTTGCGTGACTGGTTTAGCAAGAGTCGCTCTTCTGATGGCACCCCTGGTTGGGTTCAACTGGGTGGTAAATACGCAGGAAAACCCTGTGCAAAACAACCAGGACAAACCACAAAACCAAAGTGTGGTTCCAGTAAAATGAAAGCAGATCTCTCTGATAAAGAAGAAGAGAGAGCATTCCGTCGTAAGAATCAAGAAGATCCAAACCCAGATAGAAAGGGTAAAGCGAAGAATGTTGCCACTGAGGAGAAAGATCATGAAGTATCAATGGCACATAAACAATTAAATAAAACTATCAAAAATGCAAAGCAATTAAAGAAAGATCTGGGAAAAAAAGAAAAAAATCTTCCGGCTTGGATGCAAGCCAAAATAACTGATACAGAACATAACATGGATGCTGCTTCCGGTTATTTGACAAAAGAAGCTGCAGGTGAGAAAGACGCTTGTTATTCTAAGGTCAAGTCTCGTTATTCAGTATGGCCTTCTGCATATGCATCTGGTGCGTTGGTCAAGTGTCGTAAAGTTGGCGCAAAGAACTGGGGTAACAAGACAAAGAAAGAAGGTTATGAATTTTCGAATTGGAAAGATGAATTTAAACCAACAGAATATGAAACTGTTGATATTGTAAAACCAGAACCAATAAAATTTGGATATCAACTTGCAGATTCTGTTATTAAACCAGGGCAACTAAAAACGGAAGATTATCAAAAATTACAGAAGACTGGTAATATTTTCAGTATAATGTTGATGTGGAGAGGAAAATCCTATCGTCTTCAACTTTTCTTCTCTGGTTCTAAGAGACCATCGAGAGAAGAAGTCAACTCGGAGATTCAGAAGTTCTATCCAGGAGCAATGCTTACTCACTATTATCCAAGTCCTTCTGACCCATCACAACCAATTGTAGTTATTCAAAGGTAAGTAAAATGAACCCTTCCGAAATTGAACTTTCCGATATCAATAAAATGTTAGTCTATGAACAACAGTCGAGGGACATAGATAAAATGGATAAGGATCAAGCAATTAACTTTGCAAAGGCCTATCTAAAATTATATCTTAAACAACAAGAGGTAGTTGCAGATTTAGCTAGAATGTAATTTTATGAGTGATCAGATATATCTTGGCAATCCAAATTTAAAGAAAGCCAACGTTCCTGTTGAATTTACGCAGGAACAAGTTCTTGAATTTATAAAGTGCAAAAATGATCCAGTATACTTTGCACGTAACTATATCAAGATTGTATCTCTTGACTATGGTGAAGTTCCTTTTGATATGTATGCATTTCAAGAGAAATTGATTAAAAATTTCCACGAAAATAGATTCAACATTTGTAGAATGCCTCGTCAGACAGGTAAATCTACGACTTGTGTTTCTTACCTCTTACATTATGCAGTTTTTAATGATAATGTAAACATTGCAATTCTTGCAAACAAGGCATCAACGGCAAGAGATCTTCTTGGAAGATTACAGTTTGCATACGAGAAACTGCCAAAGTGGATGCAACAGGGTATCGTGGCTTGGAATAAAGGTAGTTTGGAATTAGAAAATGGATCAAAGATTATCGCCGCGTCTACTTCTGCATCTGCTGTCCGTGGCGGATCGTACAATGTCATCTTTCTGGACGAGTTCGCATTCATCCCGAACCACATTGCTGATGACTTCTTT